GTTTTATTAAATACAGCCTCAGCCCAAGATAATTGCATTAATGTTTTCCCCAATCCACAATCAAAAAATAATGCAAATCTCCCTTTTTTTAATGCTATACTTACTGCATTTTTTTGAAAATCAAATAAATTTTCATTTAATTCATTTTCATTTATTTCAAATCCACTTTCAATAAATGATTTCTTTTTTGTTTCTAAAAATTTAAAATAATTCATATCTCATAATTGTTAATTTGTTCAATGACTCTTTTCCACCAGTTGATATCATCAATGCTTGTGATCTCATTAAGTAATTCCTCAACAGTGATCAATGCACATGCCTTGGCATTCTCCATCTGTCCAAATGCACTTGATGATTGCACATAATAAACATGCTTATCAATCAATTCTTTTGCTTTCTCTCTTGGGCTCATATCTTTTCAACTTTTAGAATTAATGGAGGCCACAGATCCATCTTTCTGATGGCATCCTCTGGGCTGTTCGCTTGTATTATTTTCTCCAGGATGATCCACTTGACATCCTTGACTTTGTATGTTACTTTGAAATTCTGCATCTCTTTTTGCTCTTAAATAGTTATTAAATAGTTCCATGTTGAATCTGCCAGCTTTTTGCCACCAGTATTCATAATCAGCAATGCTCATAATGTTGAGGCATAACAGATTAAAAATATCAGCACAGGCATGGCAATGACACAGATGACAAAATCCCATTGATCTGAGTCTCTTGGTATAAACTTTTTCATAATTGTATCAATTTAGCTCTGTATGCTTTCAATCTTGCCAATCCTCTTGCACAGGTATCCATTCTGTTGAGATATTTCTCTGACAAGTTATCCAGGCCACCTCTCTTGCATTCCATTGACCACTTGCTTAGATCAGACAATCTGGTGATCATTCCTTCAATCAATGAATCAATGATCTCCTTTCTTTCATCAATGTCATCATCACAGTATGTGTACCCTTTGCCTTCGCAATTGTCACATCCAGCATAATCAGCCAGGAATGGCTCTTGATGTGTTGAGATGTTCATCATACCTGTCCCATGGCATGTTGAGCATGATAATAATAAATGTTCCATATTTGTTGTTTTTTAAATTATTACTCAAATATATGTTTTTTGTTTCATATATGAAAATAATTTTAAACAAATTGTTGAATATTTATTGAAATTTAGAATGATTCTAAATAAGAAAGGCCCAGATTTCTCCAGGCCCTATATATGGAACATGCTAATTATAGCCTCTTTCTGAATATCCACTTAATTATCTTGCCAAGTAGACTGCTCTGATCATTTACATCAACTTTCACATCATCTTTTGTCACCTCAACATCAACCTTCTCTGAGTCTATTTTAAGGCTGTTGTTGCCCTTTTCTCTGTGGATGTCAACGTCTACCTTAGGAGTATCAATTTTGATGTCTGTCTTGCCATCTTTTCGAGTTATTTTAACATCAACTTTCTTGGTATCAACATTGATGTTCAAATTCTTTTTTGGTCTGCCTGGTTTTTTCATGCTTCGTTGGTTGTTATGATTCCTTTTGCCTCAAGATGGACCACTCTCACATTGGCTGGCTGTGCTATCCTCCAGGCTGTTCTCCTGGCTTGGCTCAATCTTGGCTTAGCAATCCTGGTTATACTTACTGAATTGTTCTGATTACCTCCCAGCACATGATAATGTGTTGCATCCTCACCAACATAAATGCCTACATGACCTCCTCCATTCCTGGTGAATGTCAACACATCTCCCAACATTGGCACCTGGGCCACATTCCCATACTTATTCCAGTTCAATGCCCACAATGGATGCTTGACAACATCCAATCCAGCAGCATGGCAACAATAAGCAACAAATAATCCACACCAAGGGATCTCATCATTGGTATATGTTTTATCAAGGCCAAGAGCCTTTGCCCATCCTAAGATGACAGGATTGTGCTCTTTGCCAACAATCTCCTTAACACCAAGATGCTTGACAGCCTCCACCAATATCTTAGGAGATTTCTCTTTTTTTAACCAGTCGTAACTCATTTTTTAATAAAGTATTTATAGTGAAAATATGCACCCCAGCAAAAAATCAAGGCAAAGCTCAAATGTGTTAAAAATACAGCCCTGTTTGATTGTGATAAAAAATCATACAAGGATGATGAGCTCCCTAATGCCAATGCAACACGAATGAAATTCCTCTCCAAAAAATGGATCTTTTGTATCATTCCATCCTCACTGAATACAAAGTAAAGAAAAAATATCAAACTAATTGCAATAATTAAATCTGCAATATTATTTATCAGTTGTATTGTTGACATTTTTATCAAGTTTATCCATTAAATACTCACTAAAAAACTCAACACCTTTCACACCTAAAAAGCCCAAAACAAAGGCAACACTCATCTCATATTTATTGTCCATCCTGGTGATGTCAATAATTATTGGTGTTATATAGTTCGCACTGGCAACCCCTGTGACTATTGCAAAGAAAGTTGTCTTTAAATTGTTTTTTCTCTTTTTACTTATCAGGATCAGTGATCCAAAGAATCCAGCAACACTGATGCCGATATTAAATCCAATTTCTTGCAAGATCTGTTTCATATATATTATGCTAATATGTTTTATTCAGCATGAATATTTGAGAATAGATTGAGTTATCTGTTGATGCTGCTCCCCATTCTGCTGTGATATTCAATGTGTTGCTCACTGTGGTATCAAAATCAGTATCATTAATAAACAAGAAATTGCTCCCTTGAAAATCAACAGCTGCATTCTTAACATATGAGAATATACCTCCTGATGCAATATTTGCCACACCAGCTCCTCCAATGGCTCTGATGGTGAAATATACATTGATCTCCCAATGTCTATTGGTTGCTGCTGCTAAGGCAATCACACCTGTATCTGCCAAGACAACAGATCCTGTCTTGATTCTGATTCTTATTGTTGCTGATTGATTGCACGATATATGTCCAATGAGCTTGGCATGGAATGAATCACCAACAGCAAAGCCATCAGCTGGGATTGACAAAGATCCCTCTCCAGATGCAACTAATGTTGATTCTGTTGTGGTATTGGTAATTACTGTGCTGTCAATTGTCTGAACAAAGAGTCCATTGATTGCTGTTACATTTATGGTTGTTGTTGCCATTAGATGTTGATGTTTATAGTGTTATTGGTTGTTGTGTTCTGTGTGAATGTATCCTCAAGATTGCCATTGACATAAACCAGGTATGTTGTTGTCAGATCACCACAATCCTGAGCTGGAGCTGGTCCATTCTCGAAATCATAATCATCATAAGGGATTGCACACCAATTGCCATTGTCATAAATGGATATATTTGTTGCCATGGTCCATCCAGCTGTCACATCAGGACCTCTATTTATGAATGGCTGTGTGCCAATATCTCCATTGATGTCCATAAATTCTGACCATCTCCATTGCTGGAATGTTATTCTGATGTCATTACATATGCTCAGACAGTCTGAATGAATCTCATTGATCTGCCTGTACTCCTGGAGATTGTACTTGTCACATATTGTGATAATTAAATTAACATTGACAGCCTGTGATGTCATTGATCCAGGTTGTAATGTCACAACCATCAAAGGATATTGAACTGCATCTCTTGACACAGCATCAAGGAAATCACCTTGAAAGAATTCATTTATTTGCCTGTGCTCTGTTGCTATTACTTCCAGCTCTCTCATAAGCTGGTTTAATGTTTTTTCCATTATCCAGGTATTTTTTTAATTTGTCAATGTTCTTTTGTGATATCTTGATCTTATTCATACTTGCCAGTTGATTGGTTTATATCCTGATCTGTCTTTTTTGACATTCTCATTACAGGTCAAATCCTCACATCCTTCAATGTATTCTGGATATTTCACCCCCTGATCATCCATCAAGTATCCAATCAATCTCTCTTTGTAGAAATATGCATCCTTTCTGAGCTGATCTCTGAATGCTGCTTGTTCACTGTCTGAATTTGGCTGGAGATTCTCATCTTGCACTCGGCCAACAGCTTTATTGGTCAACTTCTCATTGAGCAACAAGGCACATCTGTAATCAACAAAGGCCACAAGGCATGGCACAACATAGTCATTCATCAGATCCAAGTAATCTTGTGTCCAGGTTGATGTCTCAACTCTGTTCAATAGGGCCTTGTATAATGGTGTTCCTAATGCTGGTTGCACATGCATGTCTTGGCTCCTCTTGATGGCAACTGCCAGGAGCTTTGTATCTGTATTGTTGTGAATCAATCCAAGTTTCTTGAGATTCTCAACTGATAATAAATAGTTCATTGTGCTCATCTTTGTCTTATTACTAATTGTTGCACCCACTCATGACGACACCAAGGTGTATTGGCTCCAGTATCTGGATTGTGATACCATCCTCCTCTGTATCTCCAGACATCTCTGTCCACTCTCATTGAGATGGTGTTGATTTCCTCTCTTGTGTACTTTCTATTCAAGCCAATCAAGCGTTGACAGAAAGCTCTTGATTGAGTCATCACTGGAGGAATGCCAGGGATCTCTCTGTATGTGTACACAACCTCGAATCTTTCAGCTGGTACCTCAACCTCCTCAATCAATGTTGATCCTGTCTCAGTTATTTCCATCTTGCTCACAAGTTCCCAGTCAGTGAGCCTCTTGAGACTCTTGGCAACCTCCTCAACAGTTGTATTCAATGCCTGTGATATTGCCACTCCATCCTCACCTTTCTGAATCAAGGAGAGAACATTCTTGTCAATGTCCTTGAGGCCCACTTTTATCTCTCCAATGGTTGCAAAAATCTGCTCTTGCTTGGTGAACACTTCCTCTGATGGTGTATCCCATGCAATAGGATAGGATGCAAGGACCTTGAACTCATGGGATGGTGTACCATATTGAGCAAAGTATCCAATCTCATCATCTGAGAATGACTCCTGATGCTTGCATGATGACATCTGTTGAGCTCCTGATGGTTGCAATCCCACAATTCTCCTGGCTTGTGCCTCATCAATTGTTGGGAATGATGCAAGCACAATGCTCAATGCACTCTCTGATGTTAACAATCCTTCTTTTATCTTGGCAACTACATCAATCAATGATGCAATCTGTGCTCCATTTAATGCTGACTTAGCAACATCAACCTGTGTATCTTGAGCTGGCATGTTTGTATCTGTTGGTTGTATGTCTTGAACAGGCTGAGATGCTTCTGGTTGTGCCATTCCTATTGGAGCAACATCATTCAATTTAACCTGGCCTGTGTACCCAGATAGCTCTGCCATGTAGTTGATCATCCATTCAAGTCTCTTTTGCCTGGAGTCAACATAAGTTTTCTTAAATATCTCAAATAGATCAGCACTCTCAGCTGCATTGAATGATCCCTCTGGAGCCACTCCAAACAATGATGGAGCAACCACAGAATGAGCAACCAGAATATTCTGTTGCACTGAGCTCTCTGTTGTTGAATATCTTTTGTCAAGGTCATTGCCACTCAATTGCTGAACAACAGGAGCCTTCTCTTTGCTGTCACTGAATGTGATCACAATCTCTCCTGTATCCTCAACTGATTGGCTTGCACCTTTCACTTGTCTTTTTATATTTTCAGCCTCCTCCTGTGTCTCTGGGTATCCATCAACAAAGGAGATCATTGTACCTGACTTGAATGAATTGGCAATCTCATGCATGTGATATCTTGAGATGTCCACATCAGTCTGAATGGCTGTAATTCCTCCATAATATGGAGGCTTAGGATATACTCCTTTTTCTCTCTTTCCTTTTTTTGCTGGATCTTTGTAATAGATGATAAATTTGCCCACCTTATTATTGAGATCAAGAGCTGGAAATTCTCTCAAATTTGTTTTTTCTGGTGATTGCTGCATGGATGTCCAATCATCTGAGATGTAATATTTCAATTCATTCTCTGATATCCTTATTGAATCCAAATCAATATGCTCCCATACAGCAACCCTGGAGCCTTCTCTGTTCCATGTACCCATGACACAGAATCCTCCAAAAAGTTCATAATCAAAAGCCAATAATTCAGCAATCTCATTCATGTCAAACTCAGAATACTTGTTATCAATGAACTCTTGCATGATTCCACTTACAATCTGGAGGCCACCTCCAGCAATATAAGTCACTTTGTTCTTAATGATCCCCTGATGCCATGCTGATCCATTGTACAAATCCACCAAGAAATAAGGATAATCATTCTTTTTTGACCATTTTACAAAGTCAAAAGATCTATCCCTTTCCTCATCTGGTTTGATATAGTCCTTTTTAAAGCTCAGGCTTGTCATTTTTACACTATTCTCACTCATATATATTGAATGTTATATTTTCATTGTATTCATTTGCTGGAGAGTCAATCACATACACATGTGCTCTCCCCTCCTCAACAATCCCATCAGAAAGATCTGGATCAAGATTGCTGTCAGATGTTTGTTGATATACTCGATATGTGTAATATCCATCATATGGCAAAGTTAAATCAACCCCATCCTCCAGAACAAACTCATCAAATCTCTCAATGCTGTTTGATATATTTGGCAAAATTGCATAAACCTTCTCAAAAGATTGATCATGCTCAAATTCAAACAGGTAATGAACTGGTATCACTGTTGTCAACTCTGTCACTGTTATTATCAGAGTCGATGTTGAGTTCTTTTGTATCCTTAGCATCTTTAATCAATTTAGGTTTTTTCTTTTCAAAGATATCAACAATGCCAGCAGAGAGATATAAATCCTCTTTGCCTCTCTCAATGATCATCCATCTTTTGAACACAGGGCTCCATGCCTTTGTGCCAATTAATTTTGCTTTTATTTCCATTGTACTAAGTTATTAAAAAAAAGGGAGAGATTAGATCCCTCCCTTGATAAATTAATTTACTCAATGATTAGATTGATGGAGATTGCTGTGCTAATAAAGTAGCAACAACAGTTGCATCAACATCTGGCACCTCATCATTTTCCATTCCAGTCAAAACAATGTCATGACCGTTTCTATCTGATTTCACTGTACCTGATCCATATGCTGATCCATCAGCAATCTGTAAACCTTCACCAAAGCCAAGAGCAACATATTCTCCTGATGCTTTCTCAACAATGCAAACAACTTCATTTTGAGCCATTAAATGAATCTCTGATCTTAATTCCTTGGTGTCTGATGCCAAGATCATGGTCAAAGTTTGTTCATACCATAATGTGCCATTATCCTTGTTTACTTTGATTGGTGCTGTATAGTTTGACAAGTTGCTTTTTAATTTATATTGAAATACCTCTCCAGTCACTGTCAATGCTGTTACCTCATTGGCTGTGATTGTGGATGCTGAGACATTCCCAAGAGGAAAGAGAATGACACTCTTAATCCCTCCTTTGCCATTGGTACATGTTCTGTCATTGTACCCAGTTGTCATATTGCAGCTCACTGTTCTAAGTTTTTATTTTGTTATACAATAGGGAGGAGTTACCTCCCCCCTTTATTTATTTTTAGTTAGGTGATCCTGTTCCATTCCAAACTCCGATTTGATTCAAGAAAGGTACTTGAACACCAGCTCTGAATTTAGAACGTAAATATAGAACATCATCATCTTGAGAATACCATAACTCAAAGTTATCAAAGTCAGATCTCAAGTCAGTACCGAATACAAACTCAGATGCACGACCTGTGTATATATTGTCAAGACCATTCAATCCATTAACTTTAACCACTCTCATGTTAGTTCCTGGTACCAATACCTCATCCATTGTTGCAATAGTTGCTGGAGAGTAATGGAAGAAATTCTGATCAACTAAATCCTTGATCAAGAAATTGAAATTCTCACGACCTGTGAAACATACAAAATCAGATGACTCAGCCACATTTGCAACTGTATTCTCAAAACAAGCATAGAAAACATCATAAGCATTAGATGCTGATATTGATGCTGTTGATGCTGTGTTCAAATTCACACAACCATTGCCAGTTGTTAAGAATTGACGGAATCCATTCATCCATTGTAGGTTGCCTGTACCTGTTGATTTGTTACCTTTCCAGATTAATTTGTCAAGTTCATAAGAATGTAACTTTAACAAATAGTCAATTATTTGTTGCTCGAATGGTAAATTTTTATCCTCTGCCATTGCTCCTGGTCTAAGGCCCAATTGAGTCCAGAATCCATCAAGATCCTTGTTGCAGAAAGATTTCATAAATCCAAGAGTCTCAACAGCAATTGCACGATCAGTGAATACTGTGTCTCCAGATGGAGTCATTGAACAATCACCAGCTTGGTATACAATTGAATCATCAAGTAATTTGATCTCTTCTGATCCTTTCACACCTTCTTGGATTGTGATATATTGTAATGTTTTAGCCTCAGTCACTGCTCTCACAGTCAACTGATCTCTTTGCTCATCTACATAAGCTGCTAAGCCTGACACATCATAGTCAAACTTATCCTTAATCATTTTTTTAAGTGACATTGTAATTATTATTTATTTTTTAATAGAAATGCTTGTCTGGTTGTCAAGTTACCAACTTTTGAGAATCTCTCATTCTCTCTTGTCTCAACAGATGGCTGTGCTTTGAAACTCTCGAATTCAGTTTTCAATGAGCTCAACTCATTCATTAATGCTGTGTTACTTTCTGCAATAGTTTTGGTCATTTCTGCCAAGCCTTCGACAGCTTTGCTGAATGATTCTAACCTTGCATTGATGATGTTTTCAACATCCTCAGCACTCATTGATTGAGCCACCTCCTCAACTGCTGGAGCTTCATCTGCTGTTGCTTGCTCATCACCAGGATCAGCAGATTGTGCTTGCTCTCTCATGTCAACAATCTCAGTGATCACACCATTGGCATCAACCACAATTGAAACTCCTTCCATGTCACCAGACAATGCATGTGTGCCTTCTGGAGCTGGAATGGTTTCAGTTTCTGTGACAATAAAAACAGGCATTCCAATCTCAAGAGCATCATATTCAATGACAGTTCCATCAACCAAAGTTGCTTGCTCAAATTTTGAGGCCTCTTTCTTTGTGAATGCTTGCTTCATTTCAGCAAGCAAGTCCATGACCTTTTTAAAATTTGTATTCATTTTATTGTTTATTTATTATGTGTTATTGTTCTAAAAAGTTCTTTAAGCTCTTTATATATCTGAGCCATGAACTCCTCCTCCATTGTTGATCCAGTCTCAATCAGATTGAATACACCCTCAATTGAGAATCCTTGAAACTCTCCAGCCTTGGCTGCATCATAGACAGCCTTATCAGTTACTTTGTAACTTACTAACCATGAACCATCATTTGCATCCTTGAATCTCTCAGGAGCTGTGAATCCTTTCTCATTGTCAATGACATAACTCATGACCATGTATATTCCATCAACAACTCTGTCCTCATCATGCTCAAGATTAACATTGTTAAAATTGTTTCTCCTGGCATAATCAAATACAATGTCTTTGATTGACTTCTTTGTGAATACAACATAATACTCCTCATTGGTATATGTTTCTCTCCTATATATTGGTGTGTCTGCTGATATGGCAATCCCTGTGATGATCTGCTCATCATCATTGAATTGATACCTCACTTGCTTTGAGAATGTCTGAAAGTTTTTCTCATGAGCTGGTTGACTTACTAATGAATTGAATGACACTGTTGTCTCTGGATCATTGATATCAATCATGATCTCATATATTGGTAGTTCCCTTTTCATATATTTATTATGTATTTTTGTTCAATGATATTTGTATATCCATATAAAAAGAGCCCTGATCACTTTGATATATTGCAATCAATTGCCTGGATCAAGAGAATATATCCAGAGGCAACCATTTACACCATTGGAGATGAGGTCCATGGAGCTATAAATATACCATGCACTCAGTTTAATAACATCAGAGGCATTGATGTGACCAATAGAATCCTCACTTTTGCCAGGAATATTGGAGGTGATTTCATTTATATGAATGATGATTTCTATATCTCAGAGAAATTCAATCCCAATACTGTGCTTTTTAATGGACCATTACAGATCAATCCCACTCATCCACCACATTATCAAGAGGCTGCCAGGAATACAATTGAATTCTTGAGATATAATGGCTTCCCTTTGCTCAATTATGAATGCCATCAACCTGTCCAGATGAACTCAGATAAGCTGATTAAACTCTTTGACAAGATCAATTGGCAAGATGGCAACCATTTTATCAAGAGCATTTATTTGAATGTCTACAAATGCACCCCTGTACCTGGAGAAAATCTCAAATTGCATCAACCTAATATAGCAAAAGCATCCGAATTCTTGACAAATTATGGATGCTTCAGCACTGGAGAGGCCTTTCTTTCAAAGGCTGGAGTTGAATTCTTAAAAAGAGGTTTTAGCCTCTTGTAATTTTATTTTATTTTGTGTGCCTGTAATATCAGACTCAAGTACATAAACCTGTGACATGGATGATCCTGATTGAGCACCTTGGCCCAATGTTGACAAGTTTGTTGTCTGAGCATTGGTATTGGCTGTGAATGATGATGCACTTGCACCTGTGAGATCTGATGGTATTGATCCTGTTGTATCTGATGGAGGAGCTCCTCCTTCAAACTTCTGAGAGGCAATCTTTGCCACATTTGCAATACCAGCTGAGATTGCTAATCCAGCAGCAATGAATGGCTGTGCTGGAAAAAGAACTGTTTCTGGATTAATAGCTGCATTGGCAAAGATAGCATTTGCACCCTTATATGTGTCAATGGTTGCCTGTGCAATGGATGATGCTTTCTGGATCATGAATGCTCTTCTTGCTGCCTTCTCTCCTTTCTTAGCAAATAATTCTGAGATGCTTGAAATTAATTGAAAGGTCTGAGTTGCTGCATTCAATTTAAAATCCAGAATGTCCTGTTCTCTCTTGAGATCTTTTTTCTTCTGCTCCTCATCTTGTTTATCTTTTTGATCTTTATATTTTACATTAACATCATTTATTGCATTGAGCTTGGCAATTTCAATTTCTTTGAGAGCATCTGCATCTCCCTGAGCCAATGTCTCAAGTTCAAAATATTTATCTTGAATGGCAAGCAATTCTCTCTCCTGATCAGATAAAGTCAATTGATAATTCTGTTCAGCAAGGTCCTCAATTGTTTTAGCAAGATCTCTCTCCTGTTGAATTCTAAATCCATCAGCTTTCTTTTGTGCCTCTTGTTGCTGTGTCAACCATTCCTTATCTAATTTGTCAAGATCTTTGACAAGATTTTCCTCAATTTGCTTGATTAAATTAGCATTCTTTTTTCTATCTTTTTCTGTCAATGAGAGATCCTCAATCCTTCTCTGAGCACTCACAATTAATTGAGTTTGTTCTCTTTGATTCTTGTCAGTAATTGCTTTTATTTCCTCATCCTCAATTGCTCTCCTTAAATCTCTTGCATCTTTTGCTGCATCCTCTGCTCTTTTTTTATTATCTTGCTTTGCTTTGATATCAATGAGCTTCAATTCATTCTCATTATCTGCAATGCCATTTTTTAGCTCCTCAATTTTAGCTATTTGTTCATTGTATATTGACTCTGTCTCAACTCCTAATCTTTGAAATCTCCTTTCATTCATTAACAAAACCTCAAGAGCCAGCTCAGCCTCTTTCAATAGCTCTTTCTGATATGCAATGGATGATGCTGTTTTTTGTTTCTGCAATTCAACTGTGCTCTTTCCTTCTGCTGATCTCAAAGCAATCAATCTGTCAAGAGCTTTCTGCTCATTGTTATATGCATTCTCTCTTGCTTTCCTTACCCTTTCAAGTTGCTTTGATTCCTCCTCATTTCGTTTCTTTTCATTTGATGCTCTCTCCTCTCCAGCAAAGTCACTCAATCCAATGGCATCACCAATTGCTTTGAATCCATTTATCACTGGTTGCATGAACTTGACAACCTTGTCAAAGTTTGCAATCAACAAACCAAGGCCCACAATCAAGGCACCAATACCAGTTGCAAGCAATGCTCCTCTGAATATCTTGAGAGCAACATTGGTTGCTGTTGTGGCTCCTGTCATTGCAACCTTTGCTCCAGCCGCTGCCTTTGTTGCTGTTGCCTCCGCTGTTGTTGCTGCCACTGTTCCATAAAGGATAAAGTTCTGAGCTTTCTGGAGAGCTGATCTCACTTGGATTCCAAGGATGGCATCCTTTTGCAATTTGTTTGCAACAGTCTGAACAGCATTGACCAATCCTTGAGCTGCCTGGAGCTTGACCATTGTCTGGACCAAAGCCTCTGATTCTGTTCCTGTCAAAGCAATGGCTGATTGAACTCCTTGGAATGCAGCTGCTCCTGTCTCAA